CCATACCTGGACTCGCTTGATATCCCAGGTCCTGGTACGGACTCCTCCAATCACTTGATATTTTACAATTCTTGGGAAATTTTCTATCAAGATGCGGTTGTGCATTCCGCTTGGTCCCCATTTGGTATCAATGTTTACTGTGGATATCAAAGGAAGTGAGCTTGATGCTCCTGCAGATCCCCACTGGCCTGCAGGAGTTGTAGTGTTGTCAGCGCCAAGAAGGAATTTCAGGGAGATTGCAGGATCCTGTGCAAAGGGGGAGCCGGTTTGTGCAGTTATGTTTTGTATGGTCATTTTCTTTTATCTAGGCCCAGTTGTCAAAAGCAAATATGTTCACCTGGCAGGGAAGCGGAGTCTTGGCGTTTCTTGGGTCTGCTGCAGCAACAAATGATGCGGTTTTTGTGTTTGTAGATGGCGATTGTCTTGCCCTTTCTATGATTCCTATTTTTTTCTTGTCAGCTTTTCCATCCCAGTATTGTTGTGATTTGTAGTCCTTTTGGTCTGCAAACCATAATGCAGTTAGTCTGTATGTTGCATATGATATCAGGTCCTGAGTTGCGCCAGTGATAAACGGTATCAGGTCAATGTATTGTATGAAATCATTATCGGTATCCCTATCGACATCCGGCTTGTGTGCAGTAAGCCATGTAGTAGTGGCAGTATCTCCGACCATGTTGATGTCTGACTGGGATTGTGCAACACTTGCATAGTTTCCATCAGCCATTTTTAGATCAACCTCTCAATGGTAGCAGATACCTTGCATGCCAGTGTACCGGATGTATAGGTAAGTTTTAGTACAATATTTGCAGATCCGTCAATATCAATCTGTGCTTCACCGTAATAATTGCCTGTTGTTGTAGCTGTTAGTGCTGTAGCAGAGGCGCCCATATGGAAAAAGGATATGTTTGTTGGGGTTTGGGCTGTACCGTTTGAATCGGTATAAGTGGCAGTCCAACCAAGACCCACAAGTGATGTTGCTGTTGAGCAATTTATAACAACTCTTAATCTATATGATCCTGCAGCTAATGAGGTTGCCGTCAAAAGATTAGCATCTGCACCAGATTCAGATTTTTGTGACACTGACGCAATAATGACAGGGACCCCAAGGCCTGCAGTAGTAAGTCCATTATATGTTGTAATTGTGCCAGTAATTACCGGGCTTGCAAGAGTCTTGTTTGATAAAGTATCTGTTGTTGCTCTAGCTACAAGTGTATCAGTAGCAGTTGGCAAAGTAACAGTTCCAGTATTTGATATTGATGATATTATTGGATTAGTCAAAGTTTTGTTGGTTAGAGTTTGAGTATCAGATAATGTAACTGCAGTATTTGCTATCTTTGACTTGTCAATAGCTGCACCGTTTGCAATTTGTGTATTTACAATTCCTGTAATTGTGGCACCATCGGTAAGCTGACCCAATACTGCCAATGTATCTGTTATATCTGGTAAAGTGAGAGTCCTATTGTTGGTGTGACTGGAAGCTATTGTCATTGTTTTTGCAGTGGTTGCACCTGACAAGGCAAATGCAAGTATCTTTGTTACATCAGCACCGTCAGTAAATCGTAGTGGACCTGTTCCTTTTGGAGAGAATTGAATTCCTACATTGGCATCCGAGCCAGAGGCATTCACTTGCAATACTGCAGGGTTTGCAGTTGCGGCATTTACTACAGTGAGATAATCTACTGCAGATGTCGTAGCTGTTATTCCGATGCCTATGTTTGCGTTGGCGTCTGCAATGTCGGCGACTTTTAATAATTTTGATGTGAAGGTTTTTGCAGCAGTCATTGTAGCAGCTTGATCAGAATAGACTATGTTTGCGGCATCGGATAGTGTGGCTTGTTTTCCGGCCAGATCTGAGACTAGATTAGCGATATCGGATTCTGCCAAAGTGTGCCATATGATATCAGTACCATTTGAATAGATCACTTGGCCACTAGAACCTAATGCGAGTCTAGTCCATTTTGGAGTGGCACCTTGGCCAGTAATTACATCACCCCTTGCTACAGTTCCGGTTGTTGTATCTGTGTTTCTTGTTGAATCTAGAATGGCACCTGTTCCTATTTTGGATGCAAGATCAGATGTCAAGTTGGTAACCTTTGATTCTGATATTGCTGATACATCAGCATCAACTATTGCAAGGGCGGCAAGCTGGCTTTTTAGAATGGCAGCTCCTGCAGCTATCTGGGTGGTTGTAATCCCTGATAATCTTGATAATGGAACATGGACACTGCCATCGAGATCACAGTATCCTGATGCAATTCCTTTGTTAGCTACGTTCTCAGCAGTATATCCTAATGAAGCTTGTTTGCCGTTTAGCTGGGTTTGGACATCAGATGATAATGAAGAGAGATAACCAATCTGTGCGGCAGTTGCTGCACTCGTTGATAAAAAGCCAGACGAGTCTGTGACAACAGCCTTTGATGCTGATAGAACATTTGTGCTAATTAGTAATTTTAGGATGTTTGCTAGTGTGATTTTCTTGTCTGTACCGGATGCATTCAGTGGAACTTCTTCTGTTCCTACTGGTGTGGTGAGTGCAGTTAGGTTTGCAATTGTCGAGTCTGGCATTAGAATAAAGCTCCAGTAATTTTGTTATATCCTTTAATCATTATCATTACTATCATCCTGTCTGGTTTAACAGAAGGTCACTTGTTCCATCATTGAGAAGGATCTTGCCTCCATTGTTGAGTAGCAGCTTGTCTGTGATTGTTGATGGTGGTCTGGGATAAACAATAGGGCCAAACTTGGCATCAAGCTGGGCGTTAATCATGTCAAATAATTGATATTCGTCCCAGATTTCGAAATTGATATCATGAGTTCCTAGTGAGTATAAAATGACAGGATCTATCATTGGAAGTGATTCCAGCCTTGGTCTCTTGACGAATGTGACTCCCATGACTAACTAACTAGAAATAGAAATGAAAGAGAAAAAGAAATATCAGGATTTAAAGACTGGTCTTTTTTCTCTCTGATAGGATCTGGCCTTATCCTGTAGTTCCGTCTTGTGGTTTTCATAGAATTTATCTTTTCTGGCTTTAAGACAGGTACGGCATTCACGCCTGCCTCTACAATTAATGTATAGATTATGGTCTGACAATGGATGGCCTAGAGGACAATGAGTTTTCTTGGAATTGATTGTAGTTAGTTGATTATCGGCTCGTTTGATGTTTTCATCACATGTTACAATCTCCAGGTGGGCAGGATTCACACAAGCTTTATTTTTACAAATATGATCAAGTTGCAATCCTTCTGGTATTTCGCCTTTGATTAATTCATAAGAGAAACGATGAGCTCTGACACATTCAGTAATTGTAGGTTTGAATTTACCATATCCATCTTTATCTTTAAAAGCTATCCAATTCCAGCAAGTAGTGGTTTTTTCTACTTTTTCCCAAAATCTAGGTATTGCATCTCTCTTTTTCGAATCTGAGATTTTTTGTTTTGTTTCTAGTGATCTAATCTTTCCAGTATTTGCTAATGATAATCTTTCTTTCCACAGATTATAGTTTTCAGAGTTTTTTGATACACCCACATTTTTATTAAAATTAAAAGTAAATAAAAGTGTTTGGTATTACTAGTACAATCACGTAGTTGGTATAGGTATTGTCATTCCGAATTTACGAGTGATGTTGCTTAGCTGTGAGCCTGTTGCAAGATACTGGTGAAAGTCCAAGAACTTGATGGCTTCTGCGTCCCTTTCCTCATCATAGTATCTTCGCATGACTTTTGGGCCTTCTCCTAATCTGAGTGCATTTGGCTTGTTGATTGCATATATGGTTCCTGCTGGAACTGCGAGGTCTACGGTTGCGGTTACTCCTGGAATTCCAGGCAATGGAACAACACCACCTGCAGCCAATCTGATTGGCTCGATATGAGCTGGACCGCTTACAGTCCATGTGTTCTCTGCATAGTTCATGAAATCAGTCGGGTTCATGGCTACGTCTGTAATTGGAACATCATTAGTCTTGAGGAAGGTGAGGAATAGTGAGTTTAGTTCGGTTGCAACGTGGTATGTTGAATGGAATCCACCTGATGCTAAAGTTAGTGGCGAGTCTAGTGAGGATTGGGTATTGCCTATTGTTGCAAGGGCAGCTGCTGCTGACTGGTTTCGTTTCCATTTAAAGCCAAATCTTATCTGTTCAAGGTCTACTGTCTCTGGATTGATGATTGTCATCATGATATCCTCGATTGGAGTGTAAACCTTGTCTGATAATTTTAAGAGAAGGTATTTGATTTCATCATAGTTTGTCTTGGTCTTGTTTGTCTCTTCGAGTCTGCCCTTGTATTGTGCTGTTGCAGTAGTATCGTAGAAGGTCTCTCTTAACTGGAGTTGCGGGACGTCTCTTGGAATGAAGAGGTTGTCAAGGAAGAAATATTCCATTGGCTTGCCTTGTAGCTCTGGGTAGAGTCGAACAAGTTCTAGGTGGGCCAAGTTGGTCTGGTTTGCTATTGTAGTAGCTGCCGTTAATTGTGATAAAGATCTTGCACCAGTTTCTACAATTGATGCACTTAGGGAAGTAAGATTCTTTGATAGCATTGTTTTTGCATGAAGGCCGGTCTTTCGCTCTTTCTTTAGAGAGGCAATAAGAGGCGCATCTGGATAGCCTACTGTTTCTCCATGGTCACCTGCATATACCTGACCATTAGGCATTACTGTAATTGCTTCGTGGTATCCATCGTTCATTTCTATGCTGCTCCTAGGTCCACTACTACGAGGTCATTGGTGGCGGTAACCTTCTTGTCTACTCCACCGGATTGAGTGTAAATCTGTGTAATTCTTCCGAGATAGCCCTTGGTCTTTGGCTGTGTTGCAGCAACACATGTATCCTGTACTGGGGTTGTAGCACCTGAGCAGTACAATTCAACTTCATCACCGACTGAAAGTGTAGATTGTGCCTTGAGTAAAATTCTTGATTGTGGTTGCAATACCTGGACTGAATCAGTATCTTCAACTGTGGTTGCATTTGCAGGTGTCTCCATTGCCTGGAATACACCGCCAGTCAAATCTGCTATTGAGGAAGCAGCTACTGGAACAATTAGCCTGCCGTTAGCATCTGCTGTATAAATCAAACCTTTTGTGATTGTAGGACCGTTGGCCTTGATGAATAATGATCTTACTGAAATGCGGTTTGGCATTACTACATCGCCAAGTGTTAGAGGAGTTGAGTTTGGCATTGTTATACAAGACCTCCATCAAATATTTCTTCTGCAGATTTTGCAGCAAGTGCGCCTGGTATTTTTTGGCCTCCGTTAAATTCAAAATGTTCTAATTCTGATTTTGCCTTGATTGATTTTAGCAGAATTTTTTCATCGTTATATTGTGATTCTATTTGATCAAAAGTTTTAGCCTTCATTGCAGTCTGGAACTGTGTTATCTCTTCAGTTGTTGCGCCGTTGATTTCTCTTGCCTTAATCATTTCCTCAAGCATTGACCTTGCAGCAATCTGGCCAAGCTTTAAAATTTCTCTTGCAGTTTTTGCCTTTTCGTCCTTTTCTTCTTTTTCATTATTTTTAGCGGAATTCTTTTCAGTGTGGTCGTCAGTTTCATGATCCTCGCTTCCGCATTTTGCGCAACCCTTTTTGGCAGAAGCTTCTAGTTTTGCAATCTTTGATTCAAGGTCCTTGATTTTCTTGTCCTTGTCTTCCTTTTCTTCTGTTGCGGCCTTTAATGCCTTTTCAGAAGCTGCAAGTTTTGTTTGCAATTCTAGTTCGGTCATTGACATTTCTATCATGCATGAACATGCATTAAGAGAATTATTTTTTAATACAGTCATTGCAGATTTTGCGCAAGGCCTGATGGTTTCATTGTCAAACATATGATCAAATTCTTTTGATGCTTTTGCAGAAAGTGAGACAAAGACATGATGATCATTGTGTTTAATGAGTACCGGAATGTCAGTAAAATTATTTCGTAGCTCGTCACTAGCTTCCATTTCCTTTGCTGTCAGCATTTTCATCTGGCAGTCATGGCCCTCGCAAGTAGCTACAACCTTGGCATCTTCTCCAAATGCCGGGTCGTTTACAAATGCAGTGTGTAATGCCTTCCAGTCATAGACATCTACAATTGGCTCGCCGTTTGGCATTCTTTGTATGTTTCCAGCAGAATCAGTCTGGAAATCATATGCTCCGGAGATTGGCCAAACGGATGGAGATACATATTTTATTGTACCGTCGTTTACTTTTGCAAAGAAATCAGCGTCATCTGTTTCATGTATGAAAAAAGATGAATGATTGTCCTCGTCTAGAATGTAATCGGTTATGGTCGTAGTACGGAACGGTTCCTGTACCTTTAGTGATAATTGATATGTTGCCGCATCAATATGATCAAGGTCACATCCTGCATCGGTGCATTTGATGTATTCAATGCCAGGTTTTTTGATAAAGTCTGAAATGTTTCTTTTTATTGATTGCCAGTCAAGTCTCCAGCCGTTCTTGTTGCGCTTGTCGTTTACTGCAAATGTCTTGATGAACATTCCCTTTTTGCCGTTGTAGTTGTCCATTGTCTCAACGGTTGCGCTGGCCTTCAGGTATAGCATGAATGAATAAAGATTAGATATAATACGAAAAAGGAACTATACTATGGTTCTTCTTTTTCTTCTACCCGGCGCCTTCGACCCAATTGAGATTGATATTCAATGATAGTCCTCCAGGAACAGCAGCACCACCAAAATTAATACATAGTTGTTCAGTCGCACCGTTTAGGATATATTCTTGGGCCACATCGTCCTGTCCTGTTCCCCATACGATACGGTCATTTTGTACTGATCCTGAAGCTGGACATAGGAGATTATCACTAATTAAAGTCCCAATCAATGTGCCTGCTGTAGTAGGAATGGCAGAATATTTTATTATGGTTGCAATACTTGTCGGTGGATTCTTGGAATCGTTTGCTATGGGTGTTATGATTGTACCAACCGCAGTCCAGTATGTAGCATTAGTTGGAAGATTTCCAGTAGTTGCCAGAATGCATATGTAGATTGTTCCATTATAGGAAACATAATTATTTGCTACATAAGCGGTAGCCCCATTATATGCAGCATAAACAGTACCTACGACACTCCAGTATGTTGTTGCGTTTGGTGGTGTATTGTTGGTATTGGCAAGAATACATTGGTATACCGTACCTGATAGGGTTGCAAGGTCTCCCACTGAATATGCAGTGCTAGAACTCCAGGCGGTGTATGCGGCTGATGGCCCTGGAGAATCCAGGATGGACCTTTTGACCAGATAGAATGTATTGATTCCGGCTGTTGACTGTATACCTGATATTGAAATGTAATTTATTTTTATTTTTCTGTTGGCAATGCCTGAGATAACAACCATGTCTGTAGGTGTTGTATATGGTGTATATCCTGAGATTGATGCTGAATAGGTATGTTTCTTGAATTCTTCTACTGCTATAAGATCTGGCGGCATATCTAAAAGATTCCGGATGTGCCTGCTGGAATTATTGATGCACACCAATCAGTGGTATAGCAAATGTCTGCAGAACCGGAACTCTGTAAAAGATTGAAAAATAAATAGACGGGTACTGTAGCAGAACCGTTTGATATCAATGGCAATGGGCCTCCGTTTGGTCCCATGGTTCTCATGTCTCGTATTTCTATGCCGTTTACTCCGTTAGCCTCAAATCCTACATAGTTTCTAGCAGTCGGATCAATTATTACCCTGCACCAGGACGGATTGGAACCTGTGAATGATGCGAATTGTGGCCTTAGTGTATTGAGTGGGCCAGTTCCTGCACCACCATTAGTTAGTACGTTTGAAGAGTCTGGAAAGTCTGAATATGTATTTGCTGCACTTTCATACTGCCATTTGTTCGATGCGGTACCCGTGTATCTGAAACGACCTTGCACTATATTAGAGCCTGTCCTTGATTCAATACCACAGTCAAATAATGCTGTTGATGATAGAAAACCACCGAGCCACTTGAACTCAAATGCTAACAAATCTCCTGGATTTGCCATCATCTGCCATAATGTCTTGACTTCAGATTGTGCTCCGTTGCTTGCAGCAACAAGCATTGCGCAAGAAGCTTTACCGCCAAATTTTAGAAAAGTTTCATCACGGTATAAATCGACTGAATGTAAAGCACCATACTTTGTGTTAGGTAATTGTGTGTAAGGCCAGTCACATTCAGTAAAAATTGGATAACCTATTTTTTTCCAGACCCACCAAGGAAATTCAGCAACTGTAGGATTTGCAGTATAGACTGGTACACCTGGAAAATTGTTCTGGCTCACTAGAGCTAAAAGAGCTCTTGGTCAATTACAGAATTAATTCAGATTATTATTATCATTACTTCATGTTGTTGAGGTTGAAAGTATTTTTCATCCTGTTACCTCCTCCTGGATTGACCGTTGCACCTTTTAGCACCTTGTTCTGGTAGTTGGATATTCCTGCCAATGCACCATATGCCTCATCGGTGAGTGTCTTTCTGGAGTCAACCTCGTTTGCTGCATCCACCTTGTCAAACCATTCTGCAATATTGAGGTCTGAGAATGCCATCTTGATGCGGTATTTTTTGAGCATTTCGGGCTTTTTATCCTTGTAAATTAATCTAAACCATCTCTGGTACCATTGTAAAGAGATGCTTCGGCCGTCCATGTTTCTTATTGGATTGATTACGGTGGATGTTGCAAGCTGGATTTTTCCTAAAAGGGTAGCCCGGTTGCTTGCAGCTTCGTCATAAAACATTGAATGTGGAAGGCCTGTTGCAGCAACACAATACTTGAGGAGAAATTCTGTAAGCCCTACAAACTCGTTTACCTTGGGATTGAAGTCAATGTTATCGACACGGGTTTCCATAGGATTTTCAAGTATGATGTTTGGCCCACCCCTCACAAGGCCATTTGCTATTGCCTGGTATTCGGCCTGCTTGTCTGATGGAGTCTGGCCCTGCGGTTTTACAAATATTAGCGGGATTCCGGACCATGTAGCTTCTGCCATTGCCTGGAAATTGACTCCAATATTTTTTCGTACGACTCGCAAGGCATCAATCATTGGCATCATCATTGAATCGCCATAAAGCCAGGAGTTTCTAGTCTTTGCAGATATCAACGGATTCCAGAGATAGATCATGTCTTTTGCCGGGACCATATAGAATGCATTTCTCCATTGTACAGATTTTAGCGCCCATGTTCCTGGATCGGCATCAATGATTCCCAAATCCCTTGGATGTGCAAATTTTAAGCTGCTGGGAATCTCCTTGTATTTTATGCCGTTTACGCTGACTGGCTTGTCATATGAGAACATCAGTGCTGCACGATTGTAGATATTTTTTGCCGTAATCAGTGCAGATATTTTGTCAATAAATGATGCATCAATAAAATTTTCATCGTTTTGGTTTAGCTGGTCATCAATCTGGACAAGTGTTGATATGATATCAGAGCCTGCTGCAATTTCCTTTGCATCCTTGTCCTCGTCATTGCTTGGATTTATCAATTCAAGCTCAGGCTTGAATCCGGTACCTACTAGAAACTTGGTAAGGCCGTCCATAAGTGCGCCTCCAAATGTAAATCTTGACAATGCTTCCAGTACTAGATAATCCAGGTCCTGCATTGGATTGAGAAAATAATGGGGGACGTATCTCTGTGATTCTTGCTTGGAAGTAATTTCTGCTGCAGTAAGTGCCCTGTTTACATCCTTGTCAAATACCGACAAGGCCAGATGTGGAGTCCAGTTTTGTATGGTTTCAGCATCATATGTCATTTCTGGATTTAATATTGATGTCTTGATTGTCTGCGTAGATTTTATGATGGGACCGCATGCATGCGATGGCCTGTATTTTATCTCGCCGTTTTCTACAGTTTTTACATACGGTTCAAAGCCGTTTGTTGTCAGTGGAGTTTTTTGGTTTGACCTTTCCTTGTACTGGAATTTTTTGTTTATTTGGTTAAGGTCTGGAGCTTGTGGTATTGTAGATGATGATGTAACATTTGCAATACGGTCCTCAGCAGATGGAACTGGAGTAGCGAAATATTTCAATCTAGGTAATCACTGATTCCATGCCTGTTTATTTTAAAACGGCTTTCTAAAAGAGAACTGCTTGAAGTATTAAAGCGATTATCCGGTGGCAATCCCCCAAGGACATGTCCGGTTCCTTTTCGCCTTCCAAGGTCCCATGCTACAATGGCCAGGTTCTGTGCATGCAGTACGTCATCAGGTTTCTTGTCACCATCCTCCGTGAAATATCTAGTGTAATACTGGCCTGACGCAAGCTTTATTTTTTCAGTCCTCTCGTTTCCAAACTGATCAAATATCCATTCAAGTGATTCCATGTTGGCTCCAGGAAAGACAATCTTGTTTATTATCTGGCTTCCTTCCATATGGGGCCTTGTCATGTAATCTTTTACTCTATCCATAAGCCATGTCTTGTCATATTGCCACATGTTTTGAGAGTTCCAGGAATGCTCCTCATTGGAATCTTTTGCGGATGGCTCTCCAGGTCTTTTGAGATAGAAGAACTTGCGGCATCTTTCTCCGTACCTGTGTTCTAATTCCTGGACTTGGTGAGTTCCTCCTCCTCCGTCAACTACAGCTTGCTTGATGGAATAATCATCAATCCATTCTGAGACGTCCAAAAATTGCTTGTGAACGTCCTTTGTTTCTATTCTTGCCGCATTAATCAGTCGGAATACCGGAATCTGCTCATTTGTTACCTGGTAAATCCACTTGACGGAACGGCTTCCACCTCCCCAGTCTACTCCCAGGTATAGGTTTCCAAGCTCATAGTCCACTTGTCCCGGATTCAAGAATGACAATCTTGGATTGATTAGCCTGTTTAGCAGGTCTCGTGGGAATGGCTTGAGGTCTCCCTTGGTGAATCCTGCAAGTGCATGCTTGATAAAATCTGACTGGCTTGTGTTTGGGTCGGCCTGGTAGCCTTCGATAGATTTGTCCGGAGTCTTTTTGTATAATTTTACTGCGTCAGACTTTGACAAGGCAATCCAGGGAGCCATCATTTGGGACAAGTGGTATCCATGCTTGTCTGATAAATCAGGCCTTGTAATTTTCCAGCTTCCGTCTGTCACATGGTCTGATGTCATGTAATCTCCCCATATCAGGCCAAGATTATCAAACTGGAGATGTTTTCTCCAGCCCTGGCCGGGCCATTCCTTTCCTGCAGTATCAATGTAGGTATCATCGTTGTCATACTTCCATTCCCTCTGGTCAGTTGATTTCCACATTATGTGATATGGTGTATCTTCCTCGCCTCCAATTCCAACAGCACAAAAATCTCCGTTTGTAAAGGATTGGGCCTGTGCAGCCTTGATGTAATTTTCCCAGTCAATGTATTGTGATTCATCCCATGACTGCTCGATTGTAGACTTGCCTTCCACATGGGTAAAGTTGTGTGCATGTGTAACAAGCCATGCAAGTGCATCTGTGATAAGTTCCAGCTTTGTTACTGAGCCTAGAGTTGATCCTCGGATGAATTGTTTTAGAATGGGGGATGCATTGAATAGCTCATACCTGAAGATGGTTGAAAATACTGAGAGGGATTCGTCTTCATATGTCCCGTAAAGGACCTGTGATCCTGGCCTAGATGTCATTTTTCTTGCAAGCCTTGAGGAGAGGTAGTTTGATTTCCACATCTGCCTTGCTATTAGCAGCATAATCCAGGACCAGTCGTCCTTGTAGATATCATGCCAGAATTGTGCATATGGCAGGTAGTTTGGCCTTCCGGAAACTGTAGGCCTTGTAAAGAGAGTCCAGGAAAGAAGGTCGGCAAATTTTTCTTTTGGGATTAGCTTTGAGAGTTGATTGATTTTGGCCTGTAATGAAGAAAGCCTTTGGTCTTTTACTGGATGAATGAGTTGCTTTGCCTTGTCAATTACCTGCTCATTGTTGTTGAGTACGTTGAGAGTGCTGTTATTTTTGTGTATCATTATTGTTGGTTTCTCCACTAGTCTCTGCCATTTTTTTCTGATAGTCCTTGATTAGCTCGTCAAGAATCTCGCCTTGTTCTTTGATTCTTTCAAGTGTAGGTCCTTCAGAAAGCATCTTGTCATACTTTATTTCAAGCAGGGCAATTTTTTCTCCCATGTCAAATTTCAATTGTTTGGAATTGTTGTCTTTTGGTTCTATTGAGTCCCTTATTGACTTCATTTTGATTATCTCATTAAAAACATCTGTGACATTCATCTTGAATGCACCTATGCGTATATTTTTTGGAAGATCCCTATACCAATTGAGGGCATCTTCATATGCAGATTGGATTATGTGTCTGATGTTACGTTCTGATATTGAGAATGTCTTGGCCAGTTCCTGCTGGGATGCTCCTGCGCCAATCATTGCTATAACGATCTGATTTCTAATGGATAGTTTTTCTGAACGTGATAATGAGGAAATATCCTGTTCGTATATGGCTAGAGATTTGGCAATAGATGCCAACGGATTAGCTTCCATGGATCAATTGCTTTTGCCGGAGATAAATGGAATATTAGAATAACTATTACTATTGTTTTTTGCTTATTGTAACTTGATAGCCTGCATTTGTTATGGTGCTAAGCTTCATTGATAGTATGTCCTTGCCATAGTTTCCAGACTTGATTGCCTCGTCTATTTTTTTCATGAGGGTGATTTGACGGTACTTGATTCTCCTGCAAAATTCAGAGCAGGTGTCACGCATGTATTCCTCATCATGCTTTGATTCATAGGTATTTGGGCAAATGATACACTTGCGAATCATGCTTTTGAATTAGGATTAATAGATAATGATGAATTATTTCTATTATTATGATATGCTTCCCTGCAATATATCCCCATTATTGAGCTTGATTACGGTCAGGATGCGTCCATTTTTCAAGTCTGGTTTTGCGTCAGTGATGTATCCAATGGTTTTGCCCTCGTCAAACCATGGGAATGCCTGATTATTAGATACTGCCTGCTTGAATCTTGCAATCCAGTTTTCAATATCTACCTGTCTCATACCAGCTTTGTATCTTCATCGTGCTGCCTATTTTCTTTTCTGAGTCTTTCCAGGTCAATCCTGTCTTGTTCCTTGGTCTTGGCATGTTCCTTTTTGGCTGCCATGATTAGGATTGCGCCTATTACCTGGAAAAAGATTCCTGTAATGAATGCGCCATATACTGCAGATACAATTGCTGCAAGATACAGTATGACTGCAAGGATTGAGAAGATGATGCCAAAGATAATCATTGCATGCTGGTATTTGGTCTTCAATTGATGGAATATTGTTGGTTCTAGTTGGTTTTAAAGTTGGTTATTTTATTGTGATAAATGGCGCAGGTTCTGGCATGGTACAGTTGCAGATCTTTCCTAGGTTGCATATGCCGCAGATTTCATTTCTGAGAGTCTGGCCATATATCTGAAAGCCGTCTCCGCCACAGATGCAGGTTTTATGGTTGCACAGATTGGTAGCAAGTCCAGGTATTGCATGTTTCCAGATATTGCCTATCTTGAATAAGGAATGGGTACAATTTTTGCACATGCTCCATTCGTCCGTTGTATAGTCGACAAGTTTTCCAGAACCCTTGCAGACATTGCATGGTTTTTTATCGTCAAATTTGTTCCTTCCAGAACCTTGGCAGGTATAACAATCTTTCATGATGTTAGTTTGACTTGGCTTATGGTGGGAGCTGTCTCTGAAAGTGTCTTGTTGCTAGTTACATCTGTGCTTACTTCGACTTCTGACATGATTCCTATCTGCATGATGGTTGTATCATCCAGGAGGTCTGATGTTGGAGTTATGGCCAGGGCCTTTTGGATGGAGTTTAATGTCATTTGCAATGTATAGAGCTTGTCGATGACTGCCTGTTTTGCAGCAGTTTTTGTTGCTTGAGATTGTGTTGGATCAAGATATGTGGACCATTGAAATTTTAGAAAGTTCTGATGGAGATCAATACTGCCTAGGAAGTTTGTGACATCATCATCAGTAAATGTGTCAATTGCTACTGATTGTGACATTAGATAGTGTATACAGATTGCATGATAAATCTATTTTGTAAATGGAACTAATTTGAGAAAAAATAATTTGTTCATAGAGTGGAAGTAGAGGGGTTCTACTCCTCGAAACTTTGCCAGAACCAATACCACTTGAACCAGAATTCCATGGCAAGCCAGCAGTACTGCTTGTAGAATTCAATCATCACCGGAACTTGCCTCTTCGGAAAAATGTTCTCCTGAGAAAATTTGCGATACGGTCATTCTGGGAATAGAAAACCTTTGCATCTCCTGGAGTGTATTGGATATAGTGTGCAAGCTCGGGATATTGTTTTGTATGTATGTCCTTGTGGCATTCTGTGCAGCTTGCAACTGTAATCTCTGGATAATAGCTGATGTGGTGTTTTTGTTCAGCTTCTCCTGTGCAATACTTCCATTTTATTTGGCAGTCCAATGATGATTTTGTAAAACGTGAAATTGTAAAAGTAATTAAGCCTAGACAAGGCCTGCAGGGTTTTAATCTGCAGGCTCGTCCAATAGGAAGACTTGCCGTCATTGGTTTTTAGGCATTAAATTACAAAAGAATTAGAGTCATTTGGTGATTCTGTTGTTATTAGATTCCCAGATGAAATTTAGTTGAATCTTGAAATTGCGGAACCTGTCAAAAAACAGGCGGCATTTTTTATTTTCGCATTGCAGTATTACAGATGGCATGACTGCCAATAGTTTCAGAGGCAGATGACATTCTGGACATGATTGCACGTTATTTGTTGCTGATGAGGGCTGTTTGTTAGAAGAAAAAGGCTTGTTGCTGTTGGAAGTTGTAACAAGATCGTTGTGCTCTTCAGCGTTCATCATGTCATCTGCTCCAGTTTTTTCTTCCAGATTCGTTTTCCGTCAACATGAATCTGGTCAGCTTCTTCGAAGATGGTATGCCATTTGCCGTCATGTGCGATAGTACGGTTGATTTCATTTATCTTGTCAATGGTAGGATATGCATTTGTCAGTACGCCCCATTTCATTCCTGGAATTTTTGGCATGAGATTGTTAATGTCTCTCATGGCATATCACGCCACACTTTGGAAAGGTAACTGCATGCTTTACAGATATCATTATTTCTTGTGGAACCTGCCTGAAGTTCAAATGGGTTTAACACTCTCAGGCATGTATGTATTTCATCATCAGATCCAGTCATACCTTTGGCAAAAGCTCCTCAGAGATTATCTTGTAGGCAGCCCTTAGTGCTACATCAGTGTGAAAGGTATCAAGATCGGTTAGTTTCTTTGACTTGATACAAAGGTCAAGCAGCTTGATGAATTTTTCTTTGGTGAATTTTTTTGTGTAACCAACACTGAAGACATTACGGTATATTGATGCACGGTAAATCTTGGAATGGTATACGGTGGGAGATATGAGAGTGCAGGCCTCTGAAAATATCTTCATGTATTCAATGTCTTCCTTTGTTATGCTTTGCAATACAATGTCAAGATTTTTTATTGCAAGTGATTTTGCAAAGCCATTTTTGTAGTATAGTGCATTTAACATTTCCACGTAGGTGGATTTTGAATTTGTCCTCTCATGTGAGAGCCATGGTTTCAATTCTGTAAAGAATGGATTTGTGCCATCGTCAAGTGCCTTGGAGTGGTCACGGCTTGTCAGGACCTTACCCATGTTCAACCTCATGAAGACATTTCTTGCAAATGACTCGTCAAAGATTCCAAACAAGAGATCATAGGTTTGTAATCCATGTTTTTCATAGCATACCCACAATGCTGCAAGAGTATGCTGGCCGTCTATGACCTGCTTTTTGCCGTTCTTGTCCTCATAAAATTTTATGATATTTCCATAAAATCTGTTATCCATTATTGCTTTAGCTATCTCAGTTACATGTGCAGCCTTGACCTTTCTTTGAAATGGTGGAATTGCAAAATCAATGTGGATGTTTTTGAGAGGATAGTTTCTAACGGATTTGTAATGGCCTGGAGGTGGAATTACCTTGCTGGAAGCAGTATTGTTGTTGTTTGTCAATTTAAGACTCCCTTTATGATGCTAATTGTAATCTTGTTTTGTTCTAATTTTGCCTTGTAAAAGTTTAGCTTGGCAACATTTCCGGTTTTGGTATAGTGTGCAATCTTATCAAGAATGACTTGCTCAGCTTCGGTTCTCTGTTTTAGATCGTTCATGGCATTTTGTTTTTTCCAGATGTGCATGATTCTTTTTACGTCAGCTTTGGATTTTGTTGAAACGTTGATCTTGGAGGATACTTTTTCAGGAGTGCAGCCAGAACCTTCAGTCGTGATGTATGGTGGAGGAGGGACAGTTTCTGCTGTAGCTTCAGGCAGAAATTTTATGTTTGTATCAGATTTTGGATTTTGGGTCATCTCTTTTTTTTGATTGCCTCGCTTCCAACCGTGATTGTTGTCTGTAATCCTCCGGAATTCATAAAGTCGTCAAGAGCTGCTATCATCTTGTGACATCTTACAAATTGTTTTGTGTCCGGTTTTTGTAACATCCTTACTAGAGTTTCAGCGTATAGTACTTTGACTGAGGGTTCAATGATTTTTTTTATTTTTGATTCACCACAATTGGAACAAGCTTTTTGATTGGAAGATATACCGTCTCGCTGCACTGGGGACACGATGTTGTCAGTACATGATCAATGATCTCTTTTCCAGTATTTTTCATAGTAACTATGACTTCGTCATAAAATGGAAGGTAACAGTTTTTGCACATTGATGCCACGCCACGCTCAAAGGACTGGTCGCATACATGGCACCTGCAGCAAAGCTCAGATGCGTCAAAATCAAGATAGGTTCTCCAGGAACGGCATTCTTCATTTTTGCATTGTGTGCCATGATATCCAGATTGCAGGGCCTCGTTCCTGTTTCTTGGCTCCCTGATTTCTGAAACGTGAGTTACATGGCCAAGCAGGATCTTGACAGCCTGTTTTGATGTAAGGGTGTCAGGAGATTGTACAAATGGCTCTGCAGCTTTTGCAAGTTTTTTTGTATTTTCCCTTTCCTTCTTTGAGCGGTTTGCGCCAAATTCCTTGATGTGTGCAACATAGATTCCTGCTGCATCATTGTTGGTCTGCGTGGCAAATGCATTGATTAGCAGATGTTCCAGTTCGATTGGAACGCTCTGACGATTGTCATGCAAAATTTTTACAAGGTGCATTATTGTCCTCAA